ACAGCGGCGGTGAGCAACCAGCCAATTACTAGCATCGTCAGCACCACCGCATTCGAGAGGGATTTCATGGCTTACGTCCCATTCTTGTCCGGGCAGCACCTTCATTTGGCACAGATGGCATACGCCCCCATGCCGCATAAAAATGTCAGCCCGCATTTTGGCTGTGATGCGTACCCGTTTCATTGTTTTGTCTGTTGAAAGCCGCAGAGCTTTTCTTCAATCATAATTTTGAGGGACATCTGCATTGCTTCACACAAAGCAAGCAGTGTTGATTCTGCTGAGTCTTGGCACGGTGCATTTTCGCCAATGGTTTTTACCGTAGCGTTGGTGAGTATAGAGATAAGCATAAAGGTGGGGTATTCAGAGTAAGTATCCAAAAGTTCCTCTACATCTTCTCCAACTTTGTCTTTAATCTTCTCTGCCATCTCAAACATTTCTTCGGCGGCTTTGATGAGGTCTTCATCTTTTTTCATAGCTTATCCTTTCGTTTTCCATGGCTTTAGCTCAGATACGTGTATGGCGTGCGATGTTCTGCCGCCTACTGTTTTGATTCGAGCATCATCATACAGCTCGTCAGCTAGCGCGTATCCGGGGAAATGCACACGGCTCCCATCTACGATAGCCAGCACATAGACATCTATCTCTTCGTTCCTTCTTTTCGGGCCAAACAAATGGCTGTTTTTGTAGCGGGTCGATTTTATGTCGATACGCTTTCCCTTCAACAAACAGTCGAAAGACCATTTGCGCGGGTGAGGCACGGGATTGAAGAAGATGTTCCAATGCTTACAGAAAGCAAATTCAGCAAGCACGCCATCTTCATCAATCTCGTTAGGCTCGTTCTTTCCTACCTGACGGTCTACCACGCCGACAATGCGATCCATGAAAGTGCGAAGATTGCCGAGAGCGTGGCACATCGCAATTTCTTCCGGCGTTAGTTCTACCGTGATCAAAGTTTCATCTCTGCTCTTTTAGTGGCTTCGTGCGATTGCCATTCGCTGAACCGCATTCGTATATATTCCAGTTGCACCTTCAGCATGGCGGCTTGTTTACGCTGGTCCACCATATTCTCGATATACTCGTGCCATTCGTCAGAAGCTTTGACTTGCATCTCAGCTTTGCTGACCGGCATTTCACCCAAGGCCGCCATGCGTTGTGCTAGCACAGCGGACTTGCTCTCCTCCAAGAGAGAGGCCGCAGAATCCTGCTCGACCCATCTCTTGGCGATGATCCGAAACTGTTCGGAAAGGGGAGGCCCGTTGTCCATGGTCATGTATGTCCATGATGTTTTCTATGATGGTGCTTTGCACAAAGCCATTCAACATCAAGGGGCTTTGTATAGTCATGGTGATGAGCGTGGCTATTTTCATCGCCGCATATTTGGCATCTTTGTCTCATAAGTTTACCGTCTCTTATTGCGTTATTAAGAGCAGTATGTGCTTTGTACGCGGTTGGGTTTCTTTCCCTCCACCGCTTTGCCACTAAGGTTGCCTTTTCTTTTCGCCCCTTAGTGTTCTGATAGCGCCATCGGTCATATTCTCTGACGCTATCATTTTCTCGCCTATGCTTTTTTACGCGGTTTTTTACACATTCCTTGCAGATGTTCAGATGCCCATCTGTCATTTTGGGGTGTGTATAAAACTCATTGATAGGCTTGCTCATTGAGCATCTTTTGCAAGTTTTCATCCCTTAAGTACCTCCAAGCGCAAGGGATAGCACGCTTGGAGGTTAATTAAAAGGGATTTCGTCATCAGAAGCGATCTGGCGGGACGGAGCCATAGAGGCGGGCCGGCCCTCCTTCTTCTTCACGGAGAAGGAATACCAAGGGTTGCCGTTCTTATCGATCTTGCGCCATGCGTTCAGCCAATACTCCTGACCATCCACCATGATGGAGCCAGTCATGTCTGCCTGCCTGTCGTTTTCTTTGCGGTTGTTCTTGAACATAGAACCGCTGTTGTCGCGCTGTTCATACGCCATCGCCATACTGCTCCTTCAGTTTGGAAACCTTATCGTCTAGCTCCGCAAGAAACGCGGTAACTTCTTTAGTCATGTCCGAGGCTGTGTCGTTTGAGAACATATAACGAGCCACGAAGAGCTGCATATTCTCAGGCATGCGCGGATCGAACGACACAAAATCGCACCATTCGCGCTTGGTGCAGATCATCTGCCAGTGCATTTGCAAGATGTATTTGAGCGGCACGTTCCCCGTCATCAACGTCTCGATGTGCGTGGCAGTGTTTGGACATTTAATCTCCACAAGCCCACCATCGCCGACGAGGCCGTCAGGAGACGCGCCAGCCATTGAGATAGTGGGGTGGGGGACGAACCCTACCTCTTCCACCAGCACCCCCCTGTGCGCCTCATACGCGGCGCGGGCTAGTGGCTCGGTGTTCGTCCCCCACATCATGGCGGCGTTCTGATAGGAGTCCCCCTTCTTTCCTGTCAGACGCTCCACGATTAACTCGGCCATATAAGTGGCGCGGGATGCGCTATAACCTGATTTTGTCTTTGCCATCACATCTGAGATTCGCGAGGCTGTTACTTTGCCCAAGCGCGCGAGATACCACTCGTCGGTGCGCTGTTCCATGTCACCATTCCTTTTCAATAATATCTTCAGCATCGCGCACGATCTGGTTCATCTCTCGCACGCTGTCAGGGATCACCTCGTTGATTACCCGACGCAAAGCGGACTCAAGGTCCGCGATGCGCTGGGAGGCCCGGAGAGCCGTGCTAACAAGCTCGGCCTCGTAGGCAATCTCGCCCAACTTACTCACTGGGCTTCTCCGCTTCCTTAGCGGCAGCCTTCAGCGCTTTGATAGTGTCGGTGTCGATGAGGGCACGATCTTCCTTGGACAGGGACTGCCACCATGCGGTGAGAGCAGCGGTGCCTTCCTTGGCGGCCTTATTGGCAGCAACCATCACATCAGCGCTGGGCTTCTTCTTCTCAGGCGCGTTCTTCACGCTGTCCACGGCGGTGTTGCCATCATCGTCATACGCAGCGAGGGCGAGCAGGGACATGATGCCGATGCGGCGCGCATAGGTGATCGCGCTTGCATAGCCGTGTGGGTCGGACTTGCCCGCAGGCATAAACAGCGTTTCAGACATAAACTCGCCGCTCTTGTGAACGAGCATAGTTTCCACTTCAGCACCACCAGACACAACGCGTGGTGCCTGAATGATGGCAAGGTCGTTGGTGGCAAGCGGCTCGCGAATCACAGCGCGCACGGCAGCCAGATCGGCATAGCGGCTCTTGTAGTAAGGGTTGTCGGCAGACTTGGAGGCGTCATCGATCTGACCCTGCGCCTTCGAGAGAGCGGTAGCCAGTTCAGCAATGGTCTCAGACATTTTCATAGCTTTTCTCCTAGATGTGTTCGTAGGCTTCAGAGAGGATGAACGAGCTTTTCTTATCGTCTTTATAGATGTGCGGGACGATAGCGTCGTAGATGAATGAGCCTTGCGTGAAAGACTCTGATGAGCCGTCTGCCTTTTCGAGGTGAATGGCGTCGATGCAGTATTCCAAATCCACATCAAGACGGTAGATGCTGATGCTGAGATGTGCGTTCAGAATGAGAAGGCCGGGGTAGTCCGGCACCTCGTACTCCTCAATCTGATAGGTAAAGTCTGTGACGTGTTTCATAGCTTCGTTCCGATTGCTTACCCTCTCTATATAGCCTGCCCCGCAACATTTGACAAGCCCTTTATTGCATGCAATATATTTCACATGAAACAGAGACCACCAGAACTAATGGACGTGATCTTGGCTGTTGGCGGCCTGTCTGAACTGTCGCGCCGGTTGGGCGTGACGAGACAGGCGGTTAGCAATTGGAACAAGGTTCCGTTCAAATACATTCGGACCATCTCAGAGATGACCGGCATCCCACGCGAAAAGCTTAGGCCAGACCTTTATGGTTAAGCGACAGCACGCACCTGTCAATAAATTGACACCTCGCGACGTGCTGGCTGCGTTTCGCGACGGATGCGATACACGAATCATCGCCAGCGAGTATGGCTGGCGCGAGGCCCACGTTTATAAGTTGCTCGCCGTGGCGAGGGAGGCAGAGAGAGTTGTCAAAAGTCCTGAGATTTATCCTTCCTCTTCCGCCGAGCATGAACAGGCTCTGGCGATCCTCGAAGGGCGGCGGCGTGTATCGCTCGTCACAGTACGCGGCTTGGAGGACAGCGGCGATCTGGCAGTTGTCGGTGCAGGCTCAGAAAGAAAAGATCGCGGGGCCGTATAAGTTGACCATGCTTGTCGTGCGTCCAGACAAGCGAAAGCGCGACCTAGACAATTTGTTCAAGGCCGCCAGTGATGCGCTGGTCGGGGCTTCCATTTTGGAAGATCACAATTGCGAATGGCTGGAAGCCCGGTGGGTGCCGACAGGTCCGCAGTGTGAATTGATCGTGGAGGAACTAGAAGGCGAGAACTACTGCGGCAACGACTAAGCTACGGAGAAAAGCAATGGACAGAAGCAGGATCGACGCACTGGAAGAGGCGCTTACAGCGGCCATCGCGTTTATAGACCAATACGTAGATGTGGAGGACGGCCCGGACGGAATCCCCGCGCCTAACTATGCAATGTCGCTGAATACTTACTTGCAAGAAGTTTTGGAGGGGAAAAATGGATGACGATCTTGTCAAAAAGCGGCCAATCTTCCCGATGACTGATAGTCGTGGACGAATATGGAAACGCAATGAACACGGAAACTTTTGCATAGTGTTGGAAAGTGAATACCGAAACATTTTTTTGTTGCGCCGTAAAAAACTTACGTACAAGGCAATAGGTAATATTTATCAAATACATAGCAATCATGTCAGGAAGCTTTTCTTCCGTTACATGAGACGCAGGCGCTTTAAAGTTTTGAAATATTTAAGGTCCCGTTCTGATAGGAAAAACAATGACTGACGATCTTGTGAAGCGGCTGCGTCGTTCAGAGAACGACCTGTATGGCACTCCATCTTACGGCATAATGAGAGAAGCCGCCGACCGCATTGAAGAGCTGGAAAAACAATTTGAAGAATTGCTAGTTCAAAATAACCGCTTGGAGGATTTTGTCACGAAAGATTGCGTCTTACGAACGGAGGCCCGGCTTCAAATAGAAAAGTTAAAGAAAGAAATAATGGATGTTTTGGAGGGAAGACATGGCTGATGATCTGGTGGCGCGGCTGCGCGTGTTCCACGAATATGACGAAGGTAAAAGTTCGTTTATTCGCGAAGCCGCCGACCGCATTGAGCAACTGGAGGCGGCGCTGCGGATCGTGATGGAGCTTTCGCGCAAACGCTCGACCCATCCC